CTGGTAAGGAACTTGCACGTAAGCAGAAGCGTAAACTGACTTATGTGTCTAATGTCTATGTGGTGAAGGATCCTGCAAACCCTGCCAACGAAGGTAGAGTGTTCCTGTTTAAGTATGGTAAGAAGATTTTTGATAAACTGACTGCCGCAATGCAACCAGAGTTTGAAGATGAAGAAGCGATTGATCCGTTTGACTTCTGGCAGGGTGCCAACTTCAAACTGAAGGCAAAGAACGTCGCTGGTTATCGCAACTATGACTCCAGTGAATTTGCAAAATCTGCTCCTCTTCTGGACGATGATGATGCAATGGAAGCAGTGTGGAAGAAGCAGTTCTCTCTTGCCGAACTGACTGCTGCTGACCAGTTCAAGACCTATGATGAACTGAAAAAGCGTCTAGACTATGTTCTGGGTAGTAAAGGCACTCCTCGTTATCAAGACCCTGAAGAGTTTGATGAGGATAACACTCGTGGTTCTGTGAAAGAACTTGATGAAGACCTCCGCACTGAACTCAACAATCTTCAACCTGCCCGTCGTGCTGCGGCACCTGTGGAGGAGGAGGATGATGATGCACTGTCCTACTTCGCCCGTCTTGCCGAAGACTGATAAACTGGGGGCATCTGCCCCCTTCATCTTTTATAGAATAGTATTTCTTGTATTTTCTGTTCGTATCAATCTATCATCTACAAATTGAGAAGATTCGCCATATGTCATAATGCTTCTTGTATCATTGATAAAAGTTTGAATATATGTCCTTTGTAGAACAAATATTGATCTTTTCTTATCATTGAGTCTTGTTTCATATTCATAATTTGTAACCCCAATAACAGGATATAATATTTCCAAGGGACTCTCTGGATTTCGGATTGAAAAATTAGAATCCACTACTTGTCCAGCGGGCATTATCAAACGATTCTTTGAATCTTCTACTCTTTTTGTTTCATAATGATGAACGCTGTTAAGTCTTAATTCACCATATTTTTCTAGTGAATATTGATATAATTCTTCACTTGAAAGTGGCCATTGATTTCTTACATTTGTAATATTTGCAATAGTCAATACAATCCAATCATACCCAGGATTGTCATATAATTCAAAAGCAACAGTATCAGGTCTTGCTCCTTGAGGAATGTCGTATTTTTGAAAGAGAGTAAACACATTTTGTAGATCATCGCGTAGTTTGACTCTACGAAAAACATTTTTTACTCTTACATAATCATCCGAAGATATTCTATTTGATAGTGGTGATTGATACTCAATATCTGGAAGCTCTCTGAAGTAACTCATTAGTATCCTGTTCCTAGTTTACCTTCTTCAGTATCATAATCTTCAGCATAAATTGGTGTTAGTTCTTGGAATCCTAGACCTAATTTTAGGTGTACTGGAGTTCCATCAGAATAAGTTGCATAAGTCCCAGATCCAGTAAAATCAACTGACATCGATGTTAAGGCACATATCTTAAATCTGTTTAGATATGGATGATTTATTTTGCCGCTTTTGTATTCTAATCTGAAAACGCTTGGAGACTTGATAAAAATTCCTTGACCAGCTCCTTGACCACCTTTTCTCCCAGACATTTGTTTTTTGAATACTCTAATTATATTTTTAATTTCATCAGACTCTTTTTTGTTTCTTGGAGTCAAATCATATCCAAGGGAAAATGGTTCTCTTAAACTTACACCTTGAAAAAGTAATTCAATATTTTGATTGAATACTGCACCAGTGGTTCTACCAAGAACTCCAGCACCACCTGATTCGTTGCCAAATAGTCCACTGACTGCTTTTTGTGCTAACACTGCCTGACCTGCTTTTTGTGCAAGACTACTACCAGTTAGAGCCGCTGCTGCCTGACCAGCAACTTCTTTCAAACCACTCAAACCTCCCCCTTCAATTATCGTTCCAGCAGCACCAAGAGCCGCAACTTCAAGTGGACCCATGGTGTCTCCATTCCAAGAAGTTGAATTTGATGATGATACTGATTGTGGGATTGGTAAGAGGATTATAACTTTAGTTTTACTGTTTCCATATTGAGTATCTGCAGTTGGCTGTACAAAACCTGATGCAAATCCAGGTGGCTTATAATCCATTATACTAATTTTCAGATAGTCATCATTGTCTAACAGTTTCTTGTATGGATATCTATAACTTTCAATCTTATTACTTGGTTTCTTTTTGTTAGGGGCATTGGCGGACTTGGAATCTGAACCAACTGGTGATTGTATGACATTGCCCTTTTTGTCTGTGACAACAATATTGGCCTCATCTGGTGGAAGTAGTCCTGGTGGGAAGCTCATTTATCTTTTTTAATTATTTATCTTGATTTTTGCATATGGAATAGTTCTCATATCTTTTATTTCTTCTAATCTAATTTTATATAATTCACCGTTGATTTCATCCCATGTATACTGTCTTATCCCTTCCCAATGAAAATTAATTCCTCTAAATCCCCAAGAAAATATATCAGTTATTGCCACTAGGGGATATTCATCATAAAATATCCCTGGTGTCTTTGGATTATAAAAAAAAGTATAATATTGTCCAATAGAAGATGGTCTAGATTCAGTTTCTGTTAATGCCTCAATTATTTCCTGCATCAAATCATCAGGATCTTCATTTCCTATCAAGTTCTCTACAATATCACGAATACGATTATTATCAGTATCTGATATTGTTTTTTTACCTTTCTCTTGATTCTCTGATTGCCTTTGTTTTAGAGTTTTTCTTGGCATTTCAGACTCCTAAATCTTCTTCCGTAAGAACCTTGAATGTCCATTGGCGGTCTTCACAATATTCTGTCGCTGCTTTCCATTTTGCCTGATTTTTTGCATATTCTACGACTTCGTAGACATATCCTTTTGTTTTTTTAGTTTGAACTTTTGGTTCTATTGTTTGTTTCTTAGGTTTGATCTCAATTAGATATTTTTTAATTTGTCCATTACTCTCCTTAACTTTGATGTAAAAATCGGGGAAGTATCTGTGTATTTTATTATCTAAAGGAGAGCGATAGGGCAATACAATTTCCTCACTTCCCCATTCTAGAATATTGGTATTTTTATCACAATATACCATAAATTTTCTTTCCCATAATGAACGATAGATAATATTACGGGAATTGCCTTTATATTTTTCAGGATACGAGGGTTGAAATTTTCCTTTATATGACATCTAAATACTTTATAACATAAGACTCGTATAAGGTATTTAGAGTGTCAGTATCAAGACCAAGGAAAATATCTGATATAAAACCACTATTTACAAAACTAGCACAAACTTCCCATTATGAAGTTAAGTTTGGTAGTCTTCCCCCTCAACTAAGACGTTATTTGGGGAATAAGGGAGTAAACTCAAGGTTTATTGCTGAAGACTCTGGATTATTATGTTCTTCTGCATCGTTACCAACTGCATCCTTAGCAAATGCAGATGTAACAGGGGCATATACAGGAATGACAGAACATTTTGCACATACTAAACAGTATCAGCAAATTTCTTTAGAATTTTATGTCGATAGTGATTATAAAAATCTGATATTTTTTGAAAGTTGGATGGAATTTATTTCTAGTGGTTCTACCAATCCTCAGAGATTGAAGGGTGAACAGGGTGGAATAAATACTCAACTTGATAATTATTTTTCAAGAATGCAATATCCAGATTTTTATAAAGCAAATAGTGTAAAAATTATTAAATTTGAAAGAGATTACAAAAGAAATATCGAATATAATTTTAGAGGGTTATATCCAATTCTGATGAATAGTCCAAGTGTCAGTTATGGTCCATCAGATCTATTGAAAGTTAATGTAACTTTCTATTATGATAGATATATCGCTGGACGGAGTTCAAGCATTAGTTCTATATTGGGGAATGATAATAATAATGTACCTGGATTGACACGATCAGTGGCAGAAGCACAAGGTCTGTTAGATATTGCTAGTGTTATTCCTGGATTACTCCCATAAATAATTTTACTGACTAACTAATTTATAGGTTATTATGCCATTACCAAAGATTGCGACTCCCACATTTGAGTTGGAAATACCTTCAATTAAAAAAACAATCAAGTATCGTCCTTTTCTTGTAAAGGAAGAAAAAATCTTAATTCTTGCAATGGAAAGTGAAGATCCAAAACAGATTGCAGAAGCAGTAAAAACTGTAATTTCAAACTGTATCCTCACAAAGGGAATCAAAGTTGCAGACCTGGCAACCTTTGATATTGAATATATGTTCCTTAATATTAGGGGAAAGTCTGTTGGAGAAAATATTGATGTTCTAATTACTTGTCCAGATGATAATCAAACTCGGGTTCCTGTGAGCATTGATATTGATGATATTAATATAACCTATAATGAGGAGCACACAAGAGATATTAAATTAGATAGTGATTATACTTTGAGAATGAAATATCCATCAATGCAAGAGTTTATTAAGAATAATTTTTCACAAACTACGGGCGTAAGTGTTGATGACACTTTTGATATGATTACATCATGTATTGAGCAAGTTTATTCTGAAGAAGAGTCTTGGGCGGCATCGGATGTAACAAAGAAAGAACTTTTAGAATTCGTTGAACAATTTACTTCTAAACAATTCAAAGATATTGAAAAGTTTTTTGATACAATGCCTAAACTTTCCCATATCGTTAAACTTAAGAATCCAAATACTCAGGTTGAAAGTGAGGTTGTCTTAGAGGGGTTAACAAGTTTTTTCGCCTAGCGATGTCGCATGAGGATCTTGCCTCATATTATAAGATTAATTTTGCCCTCATGCAGCATCATAAATATAGCTTGACAGAACTAGAAAATATGATGCCTTGGGAAAGAGAAGTTTATCTCTCTCTTCTTGAACAGTATATCGAAGAAGAAAATCTAAAGAACAGTAAAAATGGCTGAGGCAGCAAACAATATTGTCCCTCTAACTGGATCTCCTTTATCAAGAGGGTCCAGAGAAAATATTAGCGCCAATATAACCGCATTCAATTCATTTATCAACGAACAGAAAAATCTTAATGCACAAAAGACCCGTGCAGATGATTATCAAAATGTTCTGATTCAAGGCGGTCAAACTTCTGTTACTTCTCTTCAGAATCAACTTGAAGGGATTTCAAGAGAACTTTCTTCATTATCACAAAACGTCAATACAATTTCTCAAACTGTTCAGCAACAGTCATCAGCAGAACAACTGAGACTTAATGCAGAACGAGAAAATCAAAAAAGACTTTCAGAAAGAAGAATTGCCATTGGTAAAGAGGGTGAATTAGAGCAAAGAATCGAAAATTCTTTGTCATCACCTGTTTTAGCGGTTCAGAATAAAGTTGGTAGCCTTTTTAGCAGAGTTGAGTCTGCATTTACAACTTTATTTTTAGGATGGCTTGGCAACTCAGTTATTAATTATCTTAAGGCACAAGCTGAGGGAGATGTTCAAAAACTAGGAGAAATTAAGAGAAAAATAGTTGGTGGATTAGTGATAGGGGTAGGTGCATTAGTTGCTGTAAAGACTGGACTTGGAATGGTTGGCAAAGCAATTAGTGCAGTTACGTCTGGTGTTGCAAGCCTTCTTTCAAAATTAGTTACTGCTCCTTTCAGATTGCTTGGTTCAGGAATAAGAGCATTATCACCAGGAGGAGCAAAACCACCTGGAAAACCAGGAGGGCAACCTGGAGGTGGTCCTGGAGTTGGTAAATTTGTAACATTTTTAAGTTCTTTGATGAATTTTAGAAATGGTGAGATGGCTGATGGAATCTTGAGTGCCATGGCTCTTGCAGCTAAAGCTCCAGGAGCTATAGGTGCAATTGGAAAAATTGCTGGGATGGCATTCACTGTAGACGAAATTGCCGAGGCACTTGGATCAAATATCTTTGGCAATGATAAAAGAAATAAACTGGTTCAAGAAATTGCTGAGGGAGCTACTAAAGATAAGGCAAAACCAGCACCAACATCTGTTGCAAGTCCACCTCCAGCTGCTAAGCAGTCATCCCCCCCTCCAGCAGAGGTAACTCCACAAACACCCATGGCTTCCCTTCCTGATTTGGTGGATTCTGGTTCAGGAGCTGTAAATGATACTCCAGAGGGGGCAGAACCACAAGCACAGGTGTCTCCATCTACATCGATGACACCACAATCATCTGACTTAATGGTAAATCCAGGTAGCACCACTACTCAACCTGGTGCCAGTGAGACTGGAAGGATCGATACTGATTCATCTCAACCTACTATATCACAGGAGCAACGATCCTCAGAACCTGCCCTCACTAATGAATCTGATAAAACTAAACCAACAACTACTCCAGCTGCTCAAATCACTGCACCTCCAAAGGATACAAATAAAGTCACTGCCCTACCAGAAGTTCAACCAAATGTTGTGATTGCGTCCGATACGACTTCTGGTGCGATGGTTGATCAAGGAAGTCAAAGTTCTTCACAATCTAGACCAGCACCAAATCCTGATACTCCTTCAATATCATCATCTAATCCCGATAATTTTTATGTTCTATATTCTCAATTGAATTATAATATAGTGATGTAAAATGGCAGTAGCAACTTCTATTCCCGTCCTAAACCTGAATAAAATTTCAACATCAGTTTATAATACAAAAAAGAAAATATCACTTACTAATCAAAGTATTTTGAGTAGAAACAATTCTATTCAAGAAAATATTACTGCACAAAAAAAATTAATAAATGAGAATAGCACTTATTATCGAAGACGAGAAGAATTAGATGAAAAAAATAAACAAGAAGCAGCTCTCGAAGCCCCAGATACTGTCAAAAAAATAAATTATATTAATCATTCAAGTTTGAGTTCTGTCAGTGATAAAGGATTTATAGGTAGATTGCTATCTTTTGCTGGATATCTTGCCGCAGGATGGATTTTGACCAGACTTCCTACACTCATAAATTTTGGGGAAGGGTTTCTGGTTCGTTTACGAACGGCTAAAGATATTATAGGTGCTTTTTTCAGTAGCACACTAGAAGTTTTTCAAAGTTTTGGTAAATTACTTGGTAACGTTACTACAAGTATTTTAAGAATAGGTATTACCGATAATCGTCTTTCACCTGGACAATATTCGTGGGAATCAGCAAACTCAATAAATCAAAATTTTGATCAACTATTAAATGGTCTTTCTAAATTATATGGTTCTTTGACCACAGCATTTTCTTTTATTATTGATCCTTTGGGATTCAAAATTGCGGAGAGAGAGGAAGAAGAATCTCGACAACAACAAGGACAATCACAGGATGCATATGCAGATGACGGATCTTCTGGGGCTATGCCCACGGGGTCCACGGGACCAATAGATTCTGGACCTGTGCCTAAAAATGATAGTGAAGCATTTGAAAAAGTAAGAGCAGCAGCACAGAAAGCTGGTTCACCTGCTCCAGATATTACCGCTGCAATTGCCATGAATGAAACTGGATATCTAAGAAATCCTAATAGTGTCTATTTTGCAAGTAACAAAACAAATCCATTTGGTCAAACTGGTGTAGGTTCGGCAGGATATGTAATTGGTGCTGACAAGCAAAAGCACGCAGTTTATAAAACTTTTGATGAAGGTGTTGCTGTTCACGTAAGACTTTGGAAAAAGTATTACGCGGGAACCACTGCTGATGAAATATTGAGAAGTTTAGTTGCCGCTGGGTATAATACCGCTACTGCTAGTTGGAGACCTACCACTGCCACAATTTACGAAAGATTTACTAAAAAAAGTAGAAATGTTCCAGTTTCTTCTCAAGGAACTGCTGGTCCATCACCTTCAGGGATGGTGGATAGATCTCAACCTAATATTCAACCTAGTAAACCAACAGGAAAACTGAAATCTATCGGTGGCGGACATAGTTTAGATTCTGGTGGTGCAGCTGATGCGTATATAAAGATGAGGGATGAAGCAAAAAAACAAGGAGTTAATCTGACCCTTTCTTCATCTTTTCGTAGTTATGAACAACAAAATTATCTTTATCAATTGTATCTTAAGGGACAGGGGAATCTTGCTGCTCCGCCTGGTAGGTCTAATCATGAAAAGGGTCTCGCCATTGATGTTGCTAATGGTATTCCTTGGGTTCAAAAGTATGGGTCAAAATTTGGATGGATAAACACAGGTATGGGATTTTCTCAAAAAGAACCATGGCATTTCGACTTCAAGGGTTCTGTTTCTCCATCTGCTACACAAGAACAAACAACACCTACACCTGCAGCGATTCAAAGACCATCAACCTCGACGGTAAATGTTGCAACTGAAAGACGGGGAGAAAACTATGTAGTAGTTGATCAAAGAAGTCCAAGAGTAAATACTAGTAGACAAAATAATTATGGTTCTTCAGGAAGTTCAGGAGGCAATATTCGTGAGGAAGATTTGGCAGTCGCATTTATGAATAACATGAAAAAAAGATTGATGAATGATTTAGCATATGTATAGCAGTAAAAGAAAATGATAATAACTCAAATCAAACCAACTACACTTAATCTTGAAAAAATCTCAGGTTCCGTAGTTACCTCTAACAAAAAAATTGCGCTTACAAATAAATCAATCACTCAACTTAATAAAAAAATTGAAAAAAATAATATACAAAGAAATAATTTATTGAACGAAAAAAAACAAGCAATAAAAAGACAATTGGAGTTTGATCGATTTAAGGAACAAGAGGCATCATTAGAATCTTCAGAAATAGTAAACATAAAACCAAGAGAATCACAAGAACTATTTCGATCAGGTTCTGGTGGTGGACTTTTTGGTAAACTACTTGGATTTTTTGGTTACATTGCTGCTGGTTGGGCGATTAGAAATTTACCTACTTGGATAGGTATTGGTAATGAAATAATCAGGAGACTTGGTAATCTCAGATCAAATATTGCTATCTTTTTATATAACTTATATAATCCAGAAAAACAACCACCAGGAATTCTCCAGAATTTTACAACTATAGTAAAAAGTGCTCTGGGATATGCCATGTCATTTGATTTTGAAAAAAGTTCAGAAGAGGTTCAAAACTCTATAAAAGGGCTAGTACAAAATATCAATAATATGGGAGATTCAATCAAAGACTCTATGAATCTCATTACAAAACCATTTGATATTGGTGGGGCAATTCCATCACCAGGTACCAATGTTGCTGATGAAGGTGCTTACACAAGTGGGTATACAAGCACAATGTCTGGGAGGGTCTTAGCAACAGACGCTAAGGCAACATACTATGATCCTGCACTTGGAGGAATTAATGCAAGTGGCGCTAAAACGGCACAAGGACTTCCAGCAACTGCAACTGGTGAAGGTTATAGGTCAAACGTCTTTTCTGCTGCGGCATTTCCAGAACTTATTGCAATTTTGCCAGGTGAATATACTCGTCCTTCAAAAGGATTTCCTGGTGGAAAGACATTATCAAAACCAATCAATTTAATTGTCACTGATAGTAAAACAGGTAAGTCTGCAGTAATCAGAGTCAATGATGTTGGACCTGGCGTTTCTGGACACGCTAAAAATCATATGCTTGACTTTAGCGTTGCGGCAAAAAATTACTTTGGTGCTGCTAATATTAGTAGTGGATTAGAAATAAAATTAGCACCACCTGATGCTCAACCAGGACCACTTGATGCTAGTTCATCTAGGATGGTTACTTCGCCAGGTTCTGGAAGTAATATTGGACCTTCTATTCAACTAAAAGGATTTGCTGTAGAAAATCCAAGAGGACAAAAAGTAAAAGGATATTCTGGACTTACTCCACACCACAGTTATCAGTCAACAAGTGATGGTAGAGAAGTTAGAGACTTCACGATTTTTAAAGGAGATCAATATATAAATGCACCAGTTCCATCACCAGTTTCTGGAACAATTACTTGGACAGGATTTCTCACTGGTGGCGGTAACTGGATTGAGATTATGTCTAGTGCTGGAAAAGTAGAACTTGGGCATTTTAATAAAATTCTAGTGCAAAAAAATCAACAGGTTTCGGTTGGAACTATTTTAGGATTGCAAGGTAGCACTGGTAGGTCTACTGGTCCTCATGTTCACATACAAGCACCATCGAATGTTATTAGAAGTTATGTTGACGGATTAGTAAGTGGAACAATCATCGGGAGCTCCCCACCTTCTAAGATTCCAAATGCAATCGGTCCAGAGAGAACACCAACCAATATCATTATTCCAGAAACTCCAATAATAGAACAATCAGGAGCATCTTATGGCGATAGTGGACAACAGTCACCATCTATGACTTTACCAATTCCTGAACTTACTGTGTTAAATAGATTTATCAAGAACAAATTACTTTTAGATTTGGCTTACAACTAATGTCAATTAATTCTTCTGTATTTGAAACATTAATACTAGAATCTAATAATCAGAAAAGAACTGTAGACATAGTTGAAGGTGCGGTCAGCATTGATTACTATGAAGATATTTTTTCACCAACTATTACTGCAAAAATTAAGGTAATAAACAGTAGCTCATCAATTGCTCCTGAAGGTGCTCCAGCACAAGAGAAACAATCAATTTATAACGGTTTGCCATTGAGAGGTGGTGAGAGAGTTGTGATGAAAATATCAGGAAATTCAGCAACTAATCCAGGATTAGATTTTTCTAAAAAACCTGCTGATTTTTTTATTGTTTCTAGTATTACTGACATCGTATCACAAACAGAGTCAGAAAGTTTTACACTACATTTAATTTCTAGGGAAGCAATTACAAATGAGACTTCAAGAGTTTCCAGAAAGTTTTCAAGTTCTTCAACAATTGACAACTCCATAAAGGCAATACTAGAAGAGTATTTGAAAACTAAAAAGATAGGAACGATTGATAAGACCTCTAATTCTTATGGATTTATTGGTAATCTAAAAAAACCTTTCACTACTTTGATTTGGTTAGCGTCAAAGGCAGTTCCCGCTGAAAGTGGAGCAAATGCAGGATTTTTCTTTTATCAGACAAAGGACGGATTTCAATTTAGATCAATTGACTCTCTTATCAATCAAGAAAAGAAAGCGACATACACTAATAATCAGGGTGTAGAGTCATATGATTCTGATAATAAAGCAGTAAATAATGATTTTTCAATCTTGAACTACACAACAACCAAGAATGAAAATTTGATTGAAAAATTAAGACTAGGTGCATTTTCAAGTCAAAGAATGTTTTTTGATCCAAATAAATTTACCTTTACAGGTGAACAACAGGGTTCATTTGGTCAGACACAGTATAAGAAAAAAACAAAAACACTAGGTAGAAAACTTGATTTACCAAAAATATCTCCAGGTTCAGATAAGACTTTAGGAGATATTCCATCAAGAATTTTTACACAGATTTTAGATGTTGGAACATTAGAGCCTAAACCATCTAAAGAGACGAATTCTAATCCAATGGAATATCAAGCTCAGTCTCTAATGAGATATAATACTTTGTTTACTCAAGTATTAGATGTTACTATTCCATCGAATACAAATTTAAGAGCTGGAGATGTGATTGAGTGTATTTTTCCCAAAAACACACAGGCATCAACCAAGGAATCTGACCCAGAGATAAGCGGTCTATATATCATAAAAGAACTATGTCACCATTTTGATAGTGATAATTCATATACATCGCTCAAATTAATTAGAGATACTTTTGGACAAAAAAGCAAATGATAGATGAATCTTTACTTAAGAGTAATTTTATAGGAAGAGATGGATTTCGTTGGTGGATTGGACAAGTAGCACCTGGAGAGGCACAAGGAGAACAATCAAATGGTGGTGGTTGGGGAAATAGAATTAAGGTTAGAATTTTAGGTTATCACCCTTATTCCGAAACAGAATTATCAAACGATGATTTGCCCTGGGCACAAATTTTATTGTCTACATCAACTGGTAGTGGTGCTGGAGGTTGTGCCACCAGTCATAAACTAAAACCATCTGATGTTGTTTTTGGTTTCTTTCTAGATGGTGATAATGCTCAGATTCCCGCAATTATTGCGTGCTTTGGAAAAACATCTGATATTGAGAAGGGTTCAGAATCTTATGAGTCACCATTCACTCCTTTTACTGGGTATACTGATAGGGTCAAAAAACCTAGTGGACCGCTAAAGGGTGATCAAAGTAATGAAGGAAACTCTAATTCACAAAAATCACCACGAGATGTTTCACCAGCAATTGTTAATAAACTAAATCAGGAAAATCCAGATGATTTAGAGGTTCCTTACTATACAGGTGTTGGAAAAACAATTGTACTTGCAAATTCTTGTGGTGACACGGCACTAGCAGGAATGACTGCAGAAATTGATAATCTTCTTCAAAAAGTTCGTGATGGATTAGATGCAATCAGTAATCTAGATTTAGAAATTAATAGTTCTGTCGATAAAATTACTGGCATAATGAACATTTATACTGGTCAAATGATGAGAGAATTATATACTCAACTCATTCCAGCTCTCAATGACGGGTTGAAATTACTTTATGAAACTGTTTATAACGCAGTTTTAGCTGCTACAGGGAGTACAACAATCGCTCATTTAGCTGGAGTCGCTGCTCAAACTGCAATGCTTATTCCTGTTAAACTTTTAGAAGATGGATTACAAACTGTGGGTGCTTTAGTTGTTGATCTTGCATCTGGTTCAATTAAGGAACTCCTTTCTGGCATGTTGAATAATGTTGATAATTTAGTGCCTTGTGCAGCAGAGCAATTCTCTGGGGCATTATTGAATAATACACTAGATAATTTTCTTGGAGCTATGGGTCCTCTTTTGGATGGAGTTTCAAAACTCTTAAGTTTGGTTGGATTTAATCCAGAGTCATCAATGCGTTCTACAATTGAATCTTTCCAAGCAATAGGGGGATTATTTATGGGAGGTCAGTCACAAGGTAAGTGTTCTGGAATTGTAAAAGAATGGGTAATTGGTACAGGACCCAAAGATCCTGGTTGTGAAGAATCTGCCTACCAATCAATCCTTAATAATATGAATAATGCAGCTGCAATTGGAAAAGGAGTATTAGAGGCAGTTGGAAATGTTCAGAATCTTTTGACAGATGTAGGAAACATTGTAGATGATGTGCAACAAGCTTTCCAACAAAAATATGGAACTTTTGATATCTTTAGTGGTGAACCTAAAGATCCAAGTTCCCCTTGCTATACTGGACCTCCAATTTCAAAATCTCCACCACAAGTACGCATTTTTGGTGGCGGTGGAACTGGCGCAACAGCTATTGCTCTTTTAGGTGATATTGTACCTACAAGATCAACAGACATAGTAGATATTACAAATGTTAAGACTGCTAGTGTATTGGGTGTGGAGATTACAAATGGTGGTTTTGGATATGTAACACCACCATTTGTTGAATTTTATGACGAGTCAAAACAAGGATATGGCGCCGTGGGTAGAACATTTATTGATACAATTCCAAATTCACCAACTTTTAGTCAAGTTACAGGAGTGGAGATGGTTTCAGTGGGAGAGAATTATCCAGTCGGATATGCTCAGTTAGATTATAATATTAATTCAAACATTGCCGTAATTGCGGTTCAAATTATTAATCAGGGCAAAGGGTATTCTCAAAAAGATACTGCTTCGGATAATCTTGGTAATAATTATAAACTTTCTGTTAAGGATGGAAAAATTATTTTTGCACAAGTTTCAGATACTAAAAGAATTGATGAGTTACCAATAATTACTGTAACGACAAAAACAGGGAGAGGCGCAGTATTAAAACCAATTCTTGGAAGAGTTAGATTTAATCCTCCAGAGGAAATTGTAAGAGTTATTGATTGCCCAACACCTTCACTAACATCTGAAGTGGTAAAAACATCTTCCACTGCTATTGATACCGTAACACCTGTTGCATTATCCACTCCTACCCCCACTCCCACTCCCACTCCCACTCCCACACCCACACCCACCCCCACTCCTACCCCCACACCCACTCCTACCCCCACACCCACACCCACTCCTACCCCCACTCCCACACCTACGCCTACACCTACCCCCACACCCTCTCCTACCCCCTCACCTTCACCCTCACCATCTCCATCTCCAGGTGGTGGCGGCGGCGGAGGCGGTTACGGTTACTAACTAAATAGAAAATAGAAAGAATTTATTTTTGATTTATATTCATGTCAAGATCAAATCAAAACTGGGAAGCTAGAGATATTTGGGCAATGCCTACTTTTAGGATTGATACTTCCACGCCACAAATGGGGGCAAATGGGTCTTTGGCATATGCGATGTATAGTTTCAATTCTAGTAATGATGTAAATCTTACTGGTCTTACCGAAGGGGGGTCATACAGAATTTACAACGATAGATTTATCGAAATTGTAGCAGGAAATAAAACATCTGAAAAAGGTGTTGACATTGTTATTACTTCGATGGCTGGAGATGTTACAATTACTGCACTACGTAATGGATCTATTAGAATCAAAGGAAAAAATATAACAATTGAAGCTGATGAGGATGTAGATATAAAAGCAGGAAGAAATATCAGCATGAAAGGTGGTGCTGGAAGAATATTGTTAGACTCTAATATTGTTGATGCTAAGGGATTGTCTGGAAATGTTATATCAAAAGTGGAGGGTGGAACTTTTGGTACGAAAGTATTTGATGGAACTTATGTTGCTAAAGATGTTCTTGAAAAAGCAATGGCTGCGTTACCAAATATTCCAGTAACTGGTAATAACGTTGATGCGACTACAACAAGTAAACCTTGTATTCCATCTTCTGGAATTTCGACTACTGGAATTTCGACTAGTCGTTCCACTGCTAGTGCCACTGCTAGTACCACTGCTAGTACCACTGCAGGTCTTGATGCTGAATTGAGTCGTCCAATTACAAATGAGGAACGAGCTCAAGTAAGGAGTAATACTGTTCCTGGTGTCACTATCCTATAGGTAAAATCACATGCCAGCACCAGAAAATAGATTTATAGTTGGCGAAGAGGCGTGGTTTTATCAGAATGCTAAGTTTTTCCAACAAATAGAGGCAGAACTTTTCAAAGGTGACATACAATCACCAGAGAATTCTACATTTAATAATGTAAGAATTAATGGTGGAATTTATGATTCTGCAAATTTTTCTGGTAATATTGGTGATCTTGTTTTATCTGACGGTAATGGGGGTTGGTTTTGGGGTAATGTTGGATATGGAACAGAACTTCAGGCTGCGAAGTTTAGAAAAACTTCTCTCACTGAAGATATCAATGTAACTTATGCGAATAGAGTTCCTATTCGATTTGATTCTGAAGTCTATAAAACTGACTTTTTTACGCATTCTAATACAACTATACCCCAAAGAATAACTATCAATAATAATGGTATTTACATTATCAATATCAATATTGGTATTGATAACACTGGTGCGGCAGAGGTAAATCCAATATGCTCTATTTTCCTAAATGGAGTTGAAGTTACACAAACAAGAACCACTACCTACAGTGGTGGAACAGCAGCAGGAAATGGTAAAAACTTACAGATTGCAACACAAGCATTAATAAATGCTGGAGACTATATTGAAGTTTATGCCTGGATGGACCAGGCAGATCAAGCAACACCAGTCAACACAATTGTCAATGCTACTGAGTTTTCAATTCTCAAAGCTGCTACTAGAGGACCTCAGGGTGTTCAAGGATTGCAAGGAGTTCAAGCAACTCAAGGTCTTCAAGGTAATCAAGGTCTTCAAGGTGCTCAAGCAACACAAGGTGGTCAGGGTCTTGCTAACCAGGGTATTCAAGGTCTTCAAGGTCTTCAAGGTCTTCAAGGAACTCAGGGTGTTCAAGGAACTCAAGGTGTCCAGGGACCTCTCAGTAACTTTCAAGGAACACAAGCAACCCAGGGGAATCAAGGTCTTCAGGGTCTTCAGGGGACATCAGTTCAGGGTACACAAGGTTTACAAGGTACACAAGGTCTTCAAGGTGGACAAGGAACTCAGGGTCTTGCTAATCAAGGTGTTCAAGGAACGCAAGGTCTTCAAGGTCTTCAAGGAGATCAGGGTGTTCAAGGAACTCAGGGACTTTCTAATCAAGGTGTTCAGGGAACACAAGCAACTCAAGGAACTCAAGGTCTACAGGGATCCCAAGGTCTTCAAGGATCTCAAGGTGTTCAAGGTCAACAAGGAACTCAAGGTGATCAAGGTGTTCAAGGCACCATTGGAGATCAAGGAACACAAGGTCTTCAAGGTAATCAAGGAACTCAAGGTCTTCAAGGTCTTCAAGGCAATCAAGGAACTCAAGGAACCCAAGGAACTCAAGGTCTTCAAGGAGATCAGGGTATTCAAGGAACACAAGCAACCCAGGGGATGCAGGGCAATCAGGGTGTTCAAAGCCCACAAGGAACACAGGGTCTTGTAGGACCTATTGCTGGTGATCCAAATCAGGTAATATATAAAAACCCACAAAATATACCATCTGGTTCAGAAAACTTCAAGTTTTATGATTATGAATCATTGGTCACAGTTGGCGAACAAAGTGGTGCTGGTATTGTTAGTGCCACTACTTTTAAGGGTGAGGGCTCGCAACTAACTGGAATTGTTACAAGTGTTATTCCTGGAATTGGAATTGATATTGAGTCTACACAAGCAAATGGAAAAGGAATTGTAGAAATTACTTCCTACAAACCAGTAGGAAGAACAATCTATGTTTCATTAAACGGTAATGATGATAATACTGGGTTGGCAGAAAATCATCCGAAAAGAACAATTAAATCTGCGGCATCGGTAGCTTTATTTGGTGATACAATCAAACCATTTCCAGGAACTTATGTTGAAGAGAATCCAATTGTTCTGGCAAAAACAGTTTCTGTTGAAGGGACAGAACTTAGAAACGTGGTGATTACTCCAAAATATCCAGAGAGAGATTTATTTTATGTTAATAGCGGTTGTCACGTTACAGATGTTAGTTTTAGAGGACAACCTTCAACAAATGGGGCTGCTATCGTTGCCTTACAACCACTATTAGGACCATCATCAGATAGATATTTTGATGCTGCAAGATTGCTTCGTTTCAATCTTGATTATATTGCAAGAGAATCTGTTGGATTCTTAACCAGTGGATTTAGTGGATTTGCAGGAAGTCATCGTGAACAAGATGCAGCAAGACTTCTTGATTTGAATACTGGATTTATTGCAGCAGAAGCAGTTGGATTCTTGACATCTCCATCAGGATATAATTTTAATTTGAATAGTAATGATTATACAAACTGTAAAGAAGACGTTGTAAGTATTATAGATGCTGTCGCTAAAGATTTGAAAGCAAACAGTAATAGAAATTCAATAGGTGCTGGATTTTCTTACTATAATAATTCTGGTGGATTGATTCACATTACTGGGATTGCAACCCAACAGGCTACAATTGCTGCGTTTGATTATGCTATAGGAATTGCAACTCATGTTATTAATAACTTGACCCCACCAATTTCATACCAGTCTGGTGTTGGGAGCATAACTCAATTCAAAGATCTATCAGTTATTCAAGTTGCGGGTGGTTGTGTTGGTGTTGGAACTACAATCAGACAACTTGTTGGAATTATAACAAGTATGATTGGTATTGGAACAACTGCGGCTCCTGCAATTCGTTATGGTGTTAATCTAGATTCTATTGATTGTGCCGATGATATCAAAGACATTTATAAAGCAGTTTCTTTTGATATTACAAGAGGTGGTAATGCAAAATGTGTTGGGGCTGCAAAGTCATATTTTAATGATGACTTCAATTTCATTCCTAACACACTCAAAAATCCCGAAGAAGTTAAGCAGACAGTTGCTACCCTTGACTATTCATTTAATATTGCAAGAGCGGTTGTAAACAACTGCACATGGGGTGGATACCCAGTAGGTCTTGGAACAACGGTTGTTAATGCAGTGTATGATGCAAGCACAGGGATAACCACAATTACTGCGAATAATCATGGACTTGTCAAAAATGATGCGGCAAGAATTACTGGGCTGCTCTATGAGTGTGATAATGGTTCCCCAGGATTTGCAATTACAGTTTCTACCGCAACATATGATAAGACAACTGGTATATCAACAATTACATTGTCTTCTTCTCTAGATATCGTATCTGGAGAAAGAGTAAGACTAAATGATCTAGTTTTTATATGCGATAGTGGTGGTGGACCATCAACAGCATCTTATCCTAGTGGTAACCTTGGATATGATTTTACAGTTCTTGATGTAATAGAACCACCACCATCACGTCTAAGAAGGTCATCAACTAAATTTACGGTCAATGTTGGTGTTTCAACTCTTGATCACACCTATGTTTCTGGAGGAACTGCTAGGAGACTTTATACTCCAGTATTTGGAATTTCTACCGCTTTTTATGATAAACTCACTGGTATCACAACAATTACCACTGTCGGGTTGGGGACAACTGTTGGACCACATCTTTTCATTGAACCTAATAAAAAGGTAAAATTAGAAAATCTAGTATTCATTTGTGATAGTGGTGGTGGACCTGCAACAGCATATTATCCTAGTGGAAATCTTGGATATGAGTTTAATGTTATCTCAACAAATAATGATCGTTACGTCGATGCCTCTAATCTTATAGAGTCAAATAAAAATGAAATCATTGATAAATCTTTAGCCGCAATAGCATTATCTTTCCCAGACTTTTATTATCCAAATGATTTACAAACCACTAGATTTTCTAGATTCAAAGACTCATATCGCCTCATTCAATTAAATAAACAAGAAATAGTCGGAACTGCTTGGACTAATACTTATAATGTTTATCCAGGAATATCCACAACAATGGATAAGTGCAAACGAGATCTTGCATATTTTGTTGATGCAGTTTCAACGGATGTCTTTAGTGGAGGAAATACTTACACAATTCAATTTACTAAAACATATTTCAATTCATCTGGCGCTCCTATTTCTAATGGATTAGTTGGAGAAATAACAGAATCTGTTTATGCATTCAATCAGGCAAGAAACCTGATGAAACTTGCAATTACTAATAATCTAACTATCACTGATCTTACAATTACTGCTGATCCTGGAACTGGCATTAATACCAGCACAGCATCTTGTGCGGATGTTCAACAGGCAATTAATACTTTAGTTTCTATTGCAACCACTGCATTTACCAATGGTTCATTAACTAATGTCAATAAAATTCGTGTGAATAATGGGGTATTTCCTGCAGGAGAAAATAAGTGTCGTAGGGATTTAGGATTTATTGTTGATGCACTTATTAAGGATGTAAGATATGGGACTAATAAGCATATTCGTGAAGCCACGAGATCTTACTTCACCGCCGCTGGTGTCCCAATTTCGGATGGATTGGTTGGAGAAACCGCACAGTCAATTGTCGGGTTCCATTCTGTGAGAGATTATGCAAAACTTGCAATTAATAATCAACTCAATAATAGAGACTTAACAATTACGGCTGATCCAAATCCAGGAATCGGAACCACTTCAAATACAAATCCATATTCTTGTGCCGATGTTCAGTCAAATATCGATAATCTTGTCGGTATCCTTACATCAACTATTGGGATAGGAACTATAGGTCCATCTTTCCCAGATCTTTATGTTTCTAATAAAGTTAAGGTCAATGTTGGAGTTTCAACTTTAGATCACATTTATGTGACTGGTGGAACCCTCACCGCAAATTATACAACAAAAATCTTCCCAGATGGAACTTTTAATTACATTTTCCCTGTTAAATCTGTTGTAGGTCCAAACACATTTACTTTTGTTGCAGGTAAAACAGTTCTCCCTCATACTTATGTTTCGGGGGGAACAGTTGAAAAATATAGAAACTTCCAACCAACATTCACTCAAGTAAAAGACATGTCAATTCAGATTGACGGTCAAACAGGATATAATGATGCTCTCAATTCATGTAAAAATGTTATTTCTGCAATTCGTTCTTGTGTTGGAGTTGTAACAAGTATTGTTGGACTTGGATCAACAGCACTAAAATCTGGTTCTGTCGTTGTCCCTGCTTTTGGTGGTAATTCTGGATATGGATTCACAGATATTGTTGGTATAACTAGTGCGATTTATGAGGGGGAAACTGGAAAGACAACAATCACAGCACCTGGACTGATTGTTAGGGAAGGCGATCCAATTGAACTTAGGGATTTGATATTCTCTTGTACTTCTGGAACAGGGATTGGAACGACAACTCAAAAATTCCCATCTGGTAAATTTGGATACGAATTTTATGTTGATGAAATTAATTCAGATAATACTTTTGAAATTTATGTTGGTGTATCAACATTAATACATACTTATATCTCTGGTGGAACAATAATCAATCGTGCAATACCTGTCTCTTTCGCAACGTATGATCACATAACTGGCGTCACAACCATTACAGCACCAGGAGCGTTTGTTGATATTGGTGATGTTGTATCTGTTAGAGATCTAGAATTTATTTGCACTAGTGGAGCTGCTACAACAACAATCTATCCTACATCTAATACTGGATATAATTTTGCGGTAGAGGAAGTCATAGGATATGGGTCAACTTTTGTTATCAATACAGGAATTAACACCATCCCTCATTATTACTTGACTGGTGGCGTTGTTGTTCCTCCTTACTCAAGAGGAACTGGGCCAATTGATCAGGGACCATATATCAGAAATGCTACCAATTTTATTGCCAATAGTATTGGGCTAAAAGTTGATGGTTTCAACGCTGAACCTGGAGATAAAGATGATATTGGCGTGACTGGAACAATGTCTGTAGACTCTTATACACAATTTAATCAAGGTGGTATTGGAGTATCAGTTACAAACGGAGCATATGCTCAATTAGTTTCTATTTTTACAATCTGTGACGATATTGGAATCTTTACTAAATCTGGAGGACAATGTGATATTACCAACTCAAACTGCTCATTTGGCAACTTTGGTCTTGTCTCTGATGGTGTTGGTGATGCGACTTCAAAATCAATTTATCGTTATACCGCTCAATCCGTAGGAGAAGCGCAAATTGAAACTGATGAAATAGTTGTTTCTGGTGTTGGCACTTATAGACCTTACGATGGACAGGCAATTTATTTTGGTGATCTTTATAATACAGTATCTCGTATCGAGGTAACAAATGGTGGAAGTGGATATCTTTTCCCACCAGATGTAATAATCAGCGCCCCAACTGGTCCAAATGGAATTACTGCGGAGGGAAGTGCAAACATTGATGCGACAGGAACAGTAATATCGGTTGATGTAATTAGTTCTGGATCTCAATATTCAACACCACCAACAGTTACATTTTCTCCAATTGGTGGAGTTGGTAGCGGTGCTGCTGCAATATCATTTTTAGAACCAATTTATTTTAATATTCAAAGTGCAACACTTCCTGTTGCAGGAATCTCAACCATCACTCTATTATCAAATCTAAATAGTACGATAGGTGCTGGTACAACAATTTATTTCTCAAGATTGAGTTTGCAAATTGCAACTTCAATCTCACTAGAATGGGTTGGATCTGGAACAAATATTAATACAGCAAAACCATCTCTGGGTGGAGTTACAATTCAACCAAATGAAGTTGATAAAATTAGAGGTGGACAAGTTGTATATACCAGTACAAACCAAGCAGGTAACTTCCAAATTGGAGATAATGTAGTTATTAACCAACTTACAGGAACAATTTCAGGTAGAGCCTTTAGTCAAAGTCTGTTAAATACAGTAACTCCTCTCATTATTGCGTTAGGTAAGTAAAAATGGCAGTAATTGCACTTAATAAATTTCGAACGATAAGAGTTGGTATAACGACTAATTTAGTTGGAATTTATACTTGCCCAACTGGAGTAGCAACAATTGTGATTCTCTCCCAGGTAACTAATGTCGCTGCTGCAGGAAGTGTTTTTTCAGTTACTGCGATTCACTCTAGACCTTCAGAGATTCCGTCCGATTATAAATTTGCAAATGCAATTCCAATTCCTTCAAATGATAGTTTGAATTTGATTACTGATGGAAGACTCGCTCTTGAAACTAATGATGTTATCAAAATTCAAGGTAATGCGAATGATGTCTTGCAACTTGTTTTGAGTGTACTTGAAACCGCGAAGCAGTAGCATAAATGGCAAGATATACCTCAGGAAGATATAGAAGATTTTCTCAGTCTGGTATTACCTCTGACAGATATGAATTTCTGGGTGTAGAGCAAGCTGAGCCAGATTTGGGGGATCCTCTTGTAGGTGTATCTTCTATTGGGGTAAAACCAGTTCCTAATGGCACATTTTATGATCAATATGTTCTAATTGCAGTTGGTACTGAGGTTGGTTCTCGTTATTGGATAAAGTCTGAAAATTTATTCAGTCAGGGTATCCAAGGTATACAGGGTACGCAAGGTAATCAAGGTATTCAAGGCACTCAGGGTCTACAGGGTCAGGCGATACAAGGTGTACAAGGAAATCAAAGCACCCAAGGACTACAGGGTATTCAGGGTGAAACTTTTCAGGGAACACAAGGAACTCAGGGAATCCAAGGCACTCAAGGGACCCAAGGTCTTCAAGGTCTCCAAGGTCTACAGGGTCTGAGTAATCAGGGCGTTCAGGGTACTCAAGGACTTCAAGGAGATGTTGGTATTCAGGGTGCCCAAGGTGTCCAAGGTCTTAGTAATCAAGGTGTACAAGGAACTCAAGGTCTTCAAGGTGATCAGGGTATACAGGGTACGCAAGGTGTCGGTTCTCAGGGTTCTCAGGGTGTTCAAGGTCTAAGTAATCAGGGTGTTCAAGGTACTCAGGGAACTCAAGGTATTCAAGGTGAACTTGGATATCAGGGTACACAGGGTAATCAAGGTATTCAAGGCACTCAAGGATTACAAGGTATTCAAGGTGAACTTGGATATCAGGGTACACAGGGTAATCAAGGTATTCAAGGCACTCAAGGATTACAAGGTATTCAAGGTGAACTTGGATATCAAGGAACTCAAGGTCTTCAAGGTCTACAGGGATTCCAGGGCACCCAAGGTTTACAAGGTATTCAAGGTTCTGGTGTTCAAGGTGTTCAAGGAACTCAAGGACTACAGGGATTCCAGGGCACCCAGGGTCTGCAAGGTGTCCAGGGGATGCAGGGGAATCAGGGTCTTCAAGGATTCCAAGGGACTCAGGGGTTACAAGGTCTTCAAGGACTTCAAGGATTAAGCAATCAAGGTGTCCAGGGTACTCAAGGATTACAGGGCACTCAAGGATTACAGGGTCTACAAGGTCTCTCTAATCAAGGTGTACAAGGTACGCAAGGAACTCAAGGTCTTCAAGGATCTCAAGGAACGGGTGTTCAGGGAACACAAGGAACTCAAGGTCTACAGGGATTCCAAGGCACCCAAGGTTTACAAGGCATTCAAGGAGATATTGGTAATCAAGGTGTTCAGGGAACACAAGGAACTCAAGGTCTGCAAGGTATTCAAGGTGCTGGAATACAAGGCAATCAAGGAACTCAAGGTCTACAAGGTCTACAAGGAACTCAAGGTCTGCAAGGTATTCAAGGTGCTGGAATACAAGGGTCCCAAGGAACCCAAGGATCCCAAGGAACTCAAGGTCTTCAGGGCATTCAGGGACAACTTGGATTTCAAGGTAGTCAGGGAACACAAGGTCTTCAGGGGTTCCAAGGCACTCAAGGACTTCAAGGGGATGTTGGTGTTCAGGGTACCCAAGGTTTACAAGGTCTTCAAGGAACTCAAGGTCTTCAAGGTTCTCAGGGTATTGGTGCCCAAGGATCCCAAGGAACTCAAGGTGTTCAGGGGTCCCAAGGCACTCAAGGATTACAAGGAATTCAAGGAGACCTTGGAATCCAAGGCACTCAAGGTGTCCAAGGAGATCAAGGTACTCAGGGATTGCAGGGATCTCAAGGAACAGGTGTTCAGGGAACACAAGGAACTCAAGGACTTCAAGGATTACAAGGATTACAGGGTGTCCAGGGGGATATTGGTAATCAAGGTGTTCAGGGAACACAAGGAACTCAAGGTCTTCAAGGAGATCAGGGTGTTCAAGGAACTCAGGGCACTCAAGGTTTAAGTAATCAAGGAGCTCAAGGCACTCAAGGATTACAAGGATTACAGGGTGTCCAGGGGGATATTGGTAATCAAGGTGTTCAAGGTGTTCAAGGGACTCAAGGTCTTCAAGGTCTACAAGGTCTACAAGGTCTTCAGGGTACAGGTGTTCAAGGATTTCAAGGTACTCAAGGATTACAGGGGACTCAAGGATTACAGGGTTTACAAGGTCTCTCTAATCAAGGTGTTCAGGGAACTCAGGGTCTTCAAGGTATTCAAGGCACTCAAGGATTACAAGGATTACAAGGCACCCAAGGTGACTTTGGTGTTCAAGGATTCCAGGGGACCCAAGGATTACAAGGGTTACAAGGCACTCAAGGTGACTTTGGTGTTCAGGGTGTTCAAGGCGCTCAAGGATTACAAGGATTACAAGGATTACAAGGCACCCAAGGTGACTTTGGTGTTCAGGGCGTTCAAGGAACTCAGGGTCTTCAAGGTAATCAAGGAACTCAAGGGTTGCAAGGATTACAAGGCACTCAAGGTGCTGGATTCCAAGGAGCTCAAGGAACTCAAGGGTTACAAGGATTACAGGGCACTCAAGGTGATCTAGGTGTTCAGGGAACTCAGGGAACTCAGGGAACTCAGGGACTTCAGGGTGTTCAAGGAAATCAGGGATTACAGGGTCTTCAGGGTATTCAAGGTGTTGGTGCTCAAGGCACTCAAGGCACTCAAGGTCTTCAAGGTCTACAAGGCACTCAAGGTCTTCAAGGTTTACAAGGCACTCAAGCGACTCAGGGTACTCAAGCGACTCAAGGTACTCAAGCGACTCAGGGTACTCAAGGATTACAGGGTCTTCAAGGTTCTCAAGGGACTCAGGGTCTACAAGGTCTTCAGGGCACTCAAGGTGTTGGTGCTCAAGGGACTCAAGGGACTCAAGGTCTCCAAGGTTTACAAGGTCTCCAAGGAACACAGGGAATCCAAGGTACGCAAGGGACTCAAGGTCTTCAAGGTCTCCAAGGAACTCAAGGACTTCAAGGTCTACAAGGAACTCAAGGAACAGGAGTACAAGGAACTCAAGGCACTCAAGGTTTACAAGGATTACAGGGAACACAAGGATTGCAAGGAGATCAAGGTGTTCAAGGATTGCAAGGATTGCAGGGTGTTCAAAGTACTCAGGGTTTACAAGGTCTTCAAGGAACTCAAGGAATAGGAGTACAAGGCACTCAAGGTACCCAAGGCACTCAAGGTCTCCAAGGAACTCAAGGACTTCAAGGACTTCAGGGTCTTCAAGGACTTTCTAATCAAGGTGTACAGGGGACACAAGGAACTCAAGGACTTCAAGGATCTCAAGGATTACAGGGTGTTCAGGGGGATATTGGATCTCAGGGTCTTCAAGGTACACAAGGTCTTCAAGGTACACAAGGTATTCAGGGCACACAGGGATTAGGAACTCAAGGTAACCAAGGCACTCAAGGTCTTCAGGGTCTTCAAGGTTCTCAAGGTGTTGGTGCTCAGGGAACTCAGGGAGTTGCTGGTGATCAAGGAACCCAAGGTCTTCAAGGAACTCAAGGTCTTCAAGGTAGACAAGGAACTCAAGGATCAATAGGTAGTCAGGGAACTCAAGGAACTTTGGGTATTCAAGGTCTTCAAGGTCTTCAAGGTCTTCAAGGAACTCAAGGTGTTGGTGCTCAAGGTCTTCAAGGTAATCAAGGAACTCAAGGTCTTCAAGGGATTCAAGGTAACCAAGGTGTTCAAGGTGTAGGTGCTCAAGGTCTACAAGGTCTCCAAGGTCTTCAAGGAGTTCAGGGATCTGGAAATCAAGGAATTCAAGGGTCTCAAGGAACACAGGGTCTTCAGGGGTCTCAAGGAACTGGAACTCAAGGAAGTCAAGGCACACAAGGAACTCAGGGTGATCAAGGTGTTCAGGGATCTGGAACTCAAGGATTACAAGGTCTTCAGGGAACACAAGGAACTCAAGGGACTCAAGGCACTCAAGGAACTCAAGGTGCTCAAGGAACCCAAGGTCCTCAAGCAACTCAAGGTCT